ACACGGCCGCAAAGCTCACCTCGCCCGTCGAGGCCAGGGTGATCGCAAACGTCGCCTCGCCGTCGTGCTGACCCGCATATTCGAGCGCCGCGATCAGAAACGCCCCGGAAAAAACGCCGAACCCCGGCACGATGATCTGCCAGTCGCGCGCCTCTTGCGCGAAAAACGCCGCCCGCATCAGAGCGTCGGACGCCGCATCGCGAAACACCCCCGACCCCGACACGGCCAGCGACTTCACGCCTCCGCCCGCCAGCAGCTCGCGCCAGCCGCCCGAATCGGAATCGGTCGCATCGACCGTCTTCGCATTCAGCGACACGGTCCGCGCCCTGAGGCCCGCCACCGTCTGAAACACGGGCGTCTCCGCCCCATCCGAAATCTTGAGCAGCATGTCCCTGCCCGCCTGCACCGCCATGAAGGACTCCCTTAGCTTCTCTCTCATACCTCCCCATCTCCGATGGGGTTTGACGCAGGAAAACGATCCAGTGAATCGTTTTCCAAGTCATGGGACCGCGCCCGAAGGGCGTGGTGGTGGGGTTTCTTACTTCCTGCCTTTACTTCGGCTCCGTCACCGCCCTGAGCCGCACCAGCGCATAACTCGTGCGCAGATCCGCCGCGCGAAACACATCGACGAACACGACGCGCAGACTGCACAGAAGCTGATCGCTCAGACTCAACTCCGCCCCGTCGAGCAGCGCGCGCAGTTCGCCCGCCACCGCCCGCGCCTCCTCCGCGCCGCCAAAGCGCGACACGCACATCAGGTTCAGGCTCTGCTCGTGGACCTCGCCGTCATTGCCGCCCACCTCCTGCATCTGCCCGCGTCCAAACGTGACATAGGGGTAAATCACCTCTCCGGGCGGCTGGTCCCAGACGCGCGGCGGCGTCCCCAACCAAGTGTTCAGGCTGTCCTGCGCGCGCAAAAAGGCCATAAGCGCGCCCTGCAGGTCGCGCATCGGATCGAGCGTCATGTCATTATCTCTTGGGTTTAAAACCGTTCCAGCCGCAGCCGCACCTGGCCGTCGGCGATCTCGTCAAGGCTTAAGATGCGCCAGTCGTGACCGCGCACACTCAGCCAGCCGCCTGCGCTCAACCCCTCCGCCGACCGGCAGAGAAAATCCGCCGTCTGCGACACAAAGGGCTGACCATCGGACGGTGTCTGCATCGACGGCGCATCGGGCCGGAAATCGCCCCACACCGTCGCGCTGATCGTCATATCGCGCACCCGCCCGCCGAAGTCCGTCTCGCTGTCGTCCAGCCCATAGACTCCGGCGGGCGTCGTCACATCGCGCGCGCTCAGACTCATAACCTGACCTCGCGATAGGGCGCGATCCACGGCTCCAGCGCCGACAGATCGCTCCCCGCCTCGCCGCGCCCGTCATAGGCCTGGGCGATCAGATAAAGCGCGCACAATCGCAAGGCGGTGGGCGCCGTCTCATCCATGACCACCCCCGTCTCCCCCGCCAGCTTCTCCTGCGCCGCCGCGATCAGCATCGCGATCAGCCCGTCCTCCGCCGTATGCGACACGCGCAAAAACAGCTTCGCCTCATCCAGCGACACCGCATCCGTCATGATAAGATCGTCCTCTCATACCTCCCCGGCTATGCCGGGGAGGGGGACCGCGCCCGAAGGGCGTGGTGGTGGGGTTTCTTACTTCAACTGCCCGCCGCCTAGCTGGCCGCGATTTTCAGCACCTTAATCGCATCAAAATTCTGCACCCCGCCGCCAACGCGCCTTGTGGTGTAGAACAGGACATACGGCTTGGCCGAATACGGATCGCGCAGCACCGAAATCCCGGCGCGATCGACGATCAGATAGCCCTTGGCGAAGTCGCCAAACGCCACAGGCGCCGCGCCCGCCGCAACATCGGGCATGTCCTCGATCTCCTGCACCGGATAGCCGAGCAGCAGCGGCAGCGCCCCCGCCGCCGAGGCAGGCTGCCAGATATAATTGCCTTCCGAATCCTTGAACTTGCGAATCTTCGCCGCCGTGCGGCGGTTCATCAGGAAGTGCGCGTTCGGGCGATACTGCGCTTTCGGCGCATAGATCAGGTCGATCAGCGCATCGACCGGCGCCGACGCCGCAAAATCGCTGGCCGCCCCCGAAGCGACATAACCGATCTGGCCCCAGCTCGCCGTCGCATCGTCGGCAATCGTATAATTCAAAAAGCCCTTGGGCTTGTTCGACCCGTCACCATTGACAAACGCCGCCTGTTCCTGCGCCGCGAAACTGTCCTCGATCTCCGAGGCCAGCCAGTCGTCGAGATTGATATAGGCGTCGTCGAGAATGTCCTGCGTCGCCGAGGGCGAGGCGTAAAGCTCGCCGGTCGCGAAGGTCAGAAGATCGAGCGTCGCCGGATCGGTCTGCGGACGCGCATCCGTCTCGGCCACCCAGCCCGCCGCCGCCGCCGCAGTCGAGATCGGCTTTTTGAAGGTCGCCGCGCCGACGCTGCGCACCGTGGCCAGCGAACGGAAGACCGAGGCCTGCGCCAGACGGCGCTCAATATAGGTCTCGGTCTCGGTCGGGGCCAAAACGCCCGACCCGCTGGCCGAGGAAATACCCGACTTCAGCTCCATCCCCATGCGGCCGGAGCGCAGGTAACCTTCCCACGCCGCCTTGGCCTCGGTCGGCTCCGGCTGGCGGCCCTCATCGAGAACCGGACGCGACTTCTGGCTCATCAGCCGGTTCAGCCGCGTCTCCGCCGCGCCGAGCGCCGTCTCGATCCGCTCCAGCTTGTCTTCCAGCAGCCCGTCGCCGCGCTTCGTCTCGATCGCCTCCAGCCTTGCATCGTTAGCCGCCTTGAACGCCTCGAAATGGCTCAAGACGTCATGCAGCGCCGCGCGCACCTCCGCCGAGGCCGCCGCCGATTTCACTTCCTTCATGTGTTTAAGTCTCCATTGCTCATCATACCTCCGCAGTTCACTGAGGAGGGGGACCATTGGCGAAGCCAGTGGTGGTGGGGTTAATTTCTCCCGCCCCGTTTACGGGGAGGGGGGACCGCGAAGCGGTGGGAGGGGCCCCTTAAAACATCAGGCCGCCACGGCCTCCGCCCAGACCCGCGTGATCCGCGCGCTCGGCAACATGGGGAAGGTCACAATCGACACCTCCCACAACTCCACCGCCGTCAGCACGCGCAGCCGCCCGCCATCCGACGCCCGGCTTTTCGTGGCGCGAAAGCCGATGCTCAACCCATCGACCACGCCGGTGCGCACCAGCGACCCGACCATGCGCGCCTCCGGCGACACATCCAGAATCCGTCCACGGACGAACAGGCCTACGGCGTCCTCAACCATCTCATCCCAGACCCCGACCGGCGATTTCACCTGATGCTGATACAGCATCCGCACGCCCCGCGGCCCGCTCTGCACCAAACTGTCGGCAAACGCCCCCGGAACCACCACATCGTCATTGAGATCGCGCAGCCCGAAGCGCGAGGCATAGCCCTCGATATGCACGATCATGCCCGCCCCTCCAGCTTATGCTCGATACGCTCCAGCGAGGCGCGCTGCGCCAGCGCCTGTTCCTCCAGCCGCGCCAGCCGCTCGGCCACGCCCTGCTGCTGCGCCAGCCGCGCCTCCATCATGTCGAGCCGCGCCCCCGCACGCCCGACCCACAGCAGCACGAAGGCGGTCTGCACGATCACCGTGACCACGACCGACACCGGCACGATCTGCCACACAAACCCGGTCATGACGCCGCTCCATGCGGTACATTGTCATGCGGAATGGGCGACAGCCCCGCCAGACGCCGCCGCTCGGCGTCAGTGAGGAAGCTCGCATTGTTCAACCGCGTCCACAAAGCATCCCGCTCCGCCGCCAGGGCGGGCAGGGCCTCGATGTCGTTAACGATCCGCGCCCCGGCAAATTTCGGCGCCAGCCAGGCGCTCAAAGATCGCGTCGTCTTCTCGGCCAGCGGCAGCACCGTATTGCGCCAGAAGGCGGCATTGGCCTCCTTGTAATTGGCGTAGGAATTGTCGCCCGGAATGCCCAGCAACTGCGCCGGAACGCCGAAGGCCAGCGCGATGTCGCGCGCCGCCGCATATTTGCCCGCGATAAAATCCATATCCGCAGGCGACAAAGACATGGGCCGCCAGTCCAGCCCGCCCTCCAGCAGCAGGGGCCGCCCGGCATTGTCCGCGCCCGCATAATCGTCCGACAACTGCGCCTTCAGCCGCGCGAACTGATCGTCGGACAGACGCTCCGACGCCTTCGCCCCGTAAACCAGCGCCCCCGAAGGCCGCGCCGCATTGTCGAGCAGCGCCTTGTTCCACGCCCCCGACGCATTATGCACGTCGATGGAAAAAGCCGCCGCCTCTAAAGGCGAAAACCCGTACCAGTCATCGAGCGGATGCCACAGTTTCAGATGCAGCACCTTCAGCCAGCCTTCGCCGTCACGCCCGATGGTTACGCGTGCGCCATTGGCCGCATACTCATAGGCGTCCGGCCAGCCGCGCCGGTTCGGGATCACCTTCATGCGGTCGGAGCGCAGGCTCCACAGCTCGAACGGCGCGGCCTCGTCCGGCAAGAACGCCGCCTCGATGTAAGCATTGCCCGCCGTCTGCAGGCTGGCATAGAGCGCCTCGCGCAGGTCCGCCCCGCCCTGCTCGGCGTTTGGCCGGTCGATCAGCGCCTGCAACGGATGATCGGGCGTACGCCTGCCATTAAATTCGACGCGCAAAGGCACGCTGGCGCAGGCTTCCGCGATCATGCGGATGCAGCGATAGGCGACCGCATTGCGCCCGAACCCCTCCGCCGCCAGACACCCATAGTTGCGCGGCGTCCACACCGGCCTGCCGACCAGATTCACCGCCGTCACCACCCCCGCCGCGCTTTGCTTACGCTCACGGCCAAACCAATTCCCAAACATAAAAATACCTTTTCTATATCCCTCCCTGCGAAGCGGGGAGGGGGGACCACGAAGTGGTGGGAGGGCCCACAGCCCCGCGTGGTGGTGGGGTTTCTTACTTTCCAGACCTCACAACCGCCGCAGCCTCGGCTCCGCCCGCCCGTCCAGCAGCAACATCGTCAGAGCCCAGACCAGCGCATCGGCCCTGTCTGGGCTTTTGGCCGGACTCTGACTCAGCGTCTGCGAACCCAGCGCCATCAACTCTTCATCCAGCGCATTGAACCGCCCGCCATCGCCCGGACAATGCGTCACCCGCCCCTGCTCATACAGCGCCGCCACCGGCTCGGCGCGCCGCCGCTTGCCGTCGCGCGCATGCACGAGCCGGATCGGCGCCTCGCACCCGGCCTGAGCCAAAAGCGTCCGCACCATCTCGCCGCCCTGATTGGCTTCGGCCACGACCTGCCGCGCCCCAAGCTCGCGCGCGACCGCCGCCGCCTGCCGCGCCCAGCCGAGCGGCGACAGGCCGCTGACCGTCGCATCGCACAAGACATAGCCGCGTTCGCCCAAGCGCCCCGCCGCCACAATGCCGCAGGCGTCGCCGTGGCTGCTTGCAGGCGGATCGACCGCCACAATCACCTCATCGAACGCGGGCGGCCTCGCCCCGTAACAGCGCGCCAGATCGTCCGCCCGCCACAGGGCGGCGCCCGCATCCTCAACCACCAGCCCGTCCAGTTCCTGCGCCGCCAGCCTTGTGCCGCCGTAAAGTGCGGTCAGCCCGTCCAAAAACACCTCGGACAGCCCGGCCAGATTGTTCTTCGTCGCCGCCCGCGTCACCGCCGCGCCGTCTTCCTTCATCAGCGCTTTCAGCGCCGCGATCGGCTTCGGCGTCGTGGTCACGCACAGCCGCGGCGTCTCGCCCAGCCGCAGGCCCATGCGCAGTTGCGCCAGGGTGTCGGCGGGCGCCCGCCACGCGCAGAATTCATCGGCCCAGGCGTAATGAAATTGCGGACCGCGCAGCCGCTCCGGCTCCTCCGCCGAAAAAGCGTAGGCCACGCCGCCGTCCGGCCAGCGCAACCGCCGCCGCGACACTTCATAAAAGGGCCGGTTACCCGGCTCGGAGACGCTGCGCAGACCCGACGGCCCGTCGATCATCACCTCGCGCACATCGTGCAGGGTCGGCCCGATCAGGGCGACACGAAAGCCCTGCGTCATCAGGCCCTTCACCCATTCGGCCCCGGCGCGCGTCTTGCCCGCCCCGCGCCCGCCCAGAAACAGCCAGCTATGCCAGTCGCCTTCAGGCGGCGTCTGGTCCTCACGCGCCCAGATGTTCCACGCCGTCAGCATGCGTTTCAGCGTCGCCGCATCGTGCCGCAGCAGCCAGAGCTGAAGAACTCCGGGAGGCCATGTAGCGAGCCATTTTATGTTCAAACTCCAGTCGCAGGGCGTCCACAGCGGCTGCGCCTGCGCCTGTTCCCACTCCGTCATCGGCTTCGTCATCCATCCCCGCCTCGTCCTGCGTTTTCGTTTGCGGATACGCCTCGGCCAGCGCCTTGCGCAGCAACGCCAGCACCTTAAGCCGCTTCTCGATGTCCTGATCTTCCGGCTTATCCTTGCGCGCGGCCATCAGCGCGTCAAAATCCTTGCGCAGCACGGCGTCATGCTTCTGCTGCTTCTCGGCCAGCCGCACCGCCAGCGGGCGCCACTTGCTTTTCGATTTGACTGCTTTTCCGTCCATGCACACACTATAGGTCAGGACCGGCATGGGAGGACGCTCCGCCGAAACTTTCCGGCAGGGTGTTGATTTTGTTAAAAAAGGAAATTCAGACGGCGCGGATAAGTCAGTGCCTGGACGGCGCGTCGGCGCTTTCGCGCATCACCACGCGGTGCGGCGCCATCTCATAAAGGTGCGCGGGCGGCTTGGCCGAGGTCTTGGCGGCGTTGACCTGATCGACGATCATCTCGACCGCGCGCGCGCCGATCAGCTTGAGCGGCTGATGCACGGTGGTCAGGGGCGGCCAGATGATCTCCGACACCGGCGTGTCGTCGAACCCGGTCACCGACAGGTCGCGCGGTATCTCCAGCCCCAGCTTGTGCGCCGTGAACAGGGCGCCGACCGCCATATCGTCATTGGCGCAGATCAGCGCCGTCGGGCGCTCCGGACCGGCCAGCAGCCGCGCCGTCGTCTCCACCCCCGACCGGAAGCTGAAATTGCCGCGCGCGGTGCGCATATCCTTTTCGTCCAGCCCCTGCTCATGCAGGGCGCGGCGGAACCCGGCATAGCGCTCCTCGGCGGACAAATGGCCTTCCAGCCCCTTGATGAAGCCGAGACGGCGATGGCCCAGATTCAGCACATGCCGCGTGATCTCATAGCCCGCCACCTCGTCGTCGACGCCGATGCCGGAGGCCAGGGCGCGCGCCTCGCGTCCGGCGGCGATGCACACCACCGGCGTCCTGCGCGCCTGCAATTCGCGCAGCAGGTCCAGATCGTCGGAAAAGGGCGGGGTCAGCAAAAGCCCGTCGCAACGACGGCTGTCCAGCAACTCCAGAATCGACTTCTGCTTGCTCAGCGAATGCTGGTTGACCGTGTGCATCAGAAGCTGAAAACCGCGTTCGGCGCAGCCGCGCAGCGCCCCCAGCTCCAGACCGGCGTGGTAAAACGAATTGGGCTGGCTGTCGAGGTCGGAGGCGTAGACCAGGGCCAGCACCTGACTGCGCCCCCCGGCCAGAAAGCGCGCCTGCATATTGACCTTGTACTGCAGCTTCTCGACCGCCTCCAGCACGCGCTTGCGCACCTCGTCGCGCACGTTCGGCCCGCCGTTCAGCACACGCGACACGGTCGCCCGCGCCACGCCCGACAGGGCGGCCACATCGTCAATCGTCGGTTTTCCGCCGCGCATCCCAATCCCATAAAACGCCGTTCAACAAACCCTTTTAGGCCGTTTCGGCGTCAGGAGACAAGCCCGGCCTTAACCTTCAGTTCTGCTTAACGATAAGCACCGCGACGATCGCCATGATCATCGTGATGATAACGGTCAGACTGGTGATGATGGTTGCGGTAAAGATCATGGTCATAGGCGCACGCGGACAGGCTCAAAAGGGTTGCGGTAGCAAGCAGGACAAGGCTGAAGGCTTTCATGGCGCAAGCTCCTAACGATGGCCGTGGTGAATGCGGTACTGGCGATAGCCGTTATAGGAATCGCGCCGGAAATGCCGCCCGT